AAAACACTCAACTAACCATTGGGTGTTTTTTTTTCTTGACAAATAAAAAGAATAGTTGTATACTATATACGAGTGAGGAGGTAAACAGTAGATATGAAGAGTAAGAACATAACACAAGATGGTAAATTAGTAGGAATTATAGAAGAGTATTCAAAGAAAGAGATAATGTCAATCCTATTAGACTACCTAGATAACTTAGATAGTTTTGATGATGAAAGTATTTGTGTAGACTACAATGATGGTACATTCTTTTACTTAATTGGTAAAGAACAATTTGGAGACACTGACTTTAGAAGAACTGGTATTACAAAAGTAATTATTGACAATGGTTCTACTTTCCAAGTATATGGTGATTATACTTATAGGATTGAAGATGGTCAGTATTTATATGTAGAATAAGAGGTGAGTAGTATGGAATTTATTAAAGGTTATATTTTTGGCAAGTACTATGGAGCAAATGAATACCTATTAGAAGCAGGAGACTATGAGTATGGTGGAATTATCTATATGGAAGGATATAACTATCCTTATTGGAGAGTAGATAAGAAATGGTTAGACAAATATAATGACCCTACTAAGAGAGAGATTAGTACTTGGGTAGAAGATGGAAAACCTCAGTGTGCATTTGTAGACCCACTTGACTATATTGACCATCATAATTATCTATTTGAAGAAGATGCTTGTGCTAGAGGTGAAACTCCACAAGAAGCATTAAGACAATATATTCTTAATGTGTATGATATTAACCTAGAAGCATATGTAAGAAAGGATGGACACTTTGTTTACCTAAATGATTATGCTGCTGATAGGTATAAGTGGGATGAACTGTTTAAGGATGTAGATGAATTTTATTTGTACACCAAAGAGTATCCATTTGACTTTGATAGTGACTTAGAGATGACTGCATTTAGTATTGATATATAATTGTCACAAAAGTTATATAATAATTGTGACTTCCTTTATTTCGCAAAAGTTATATAAGATTTGCGAAAAAGTAAAACTAAGTAAAATTAAGTAAAATAATAATTAACGATAGCAAGGGCTAAATTATCTTAGATAGTTACCTTGCTATTTTTTATTTTTATTGTATAGTATAAAGAGACTTAATGAAGGAGTGTATGTGCCTATGAAAATAAAGAGATTAGATGAGAGAGTGAATGGTAGAGGTATTGACATTTACGACTATGTAAATAGATACATAGATGAACATAGACAAGAACTAATAGATGAGTATATTGAAATGGAGAAGGAGTTTAACACTGATGAAGAGTTAAAGGACTTACGTTCGGAAGTAGAGAACTCTAATGACCTTGGATATTACTTAGGATATGGAGATGACTTCATCTATCTTAATGATGTCTTAGAAGAGATACAAAAGACATATGATGACACCTATACTCAATTGTACAATGACTTAGTTAACCTAGTAGATGACCTTAATAAAAAGATTAAGGATGGAAATAAGTTAGCACTAGATGTTGAGACCAGTAGGAGTTGGGCTACCTCTTACATAAGAAGCAAGTACTTTATCATAAGTGTTGTTGATACTGAATATGATAGTAAAGAGGAACTACTAAAGATAAGACTTAGTGATGGTCACGACAATGGTGTTAATGATGAAGACATTGAGATTGTATTTGATGATTACACAAGCAGTGACTTAGACAACATTAAGGATGAACTAGAAGATAAATTAGATATGGGTGAGTATCTAACTGAAGGAAAATGGTTTGATGTATTAACTACTAAGAAGGAACCAAAAAAGAAAGATGTTGTATTTAGTCAAGATGGCTTTGATGTATTAAGAGACAAGACTAATAAAGGTACATTCTATTCTGTATATAAAGATGGGTATGAAGTAAAGTTATTACCATCAGTAAACAAACAAGACCAAGATAATGTAGTTAACTTTTTAAAGAATGAATTATCTAAAGGTACTGGATATAGTGATTGGCTTAAAGGAATAAAAGATATGAAGGATAACATTAAAGGCTTATCTAAAAGACAAGTTAAGAAATATCTAACTGCATCCCTAACTAATGAATACTTCTATAGACTTGAAGTAGGTAAAGACAATATCTCCTTAGGCGGTATCTTTACACAAATAGATAGGATACTAGAAAAGTTCTATACTGGCAATAATGAATTTGAGTATGATGTTGCTGAAGATATAGATAAGAATATGTTTGAGATTGAAGAACAACTGGCAGTCCCTAATGTAAATTGGAAGGGATATGATAGTGAGTTAGTAAGATGTGCCTTTACTAAAGATGGGTATGATAAGTTCAAAGATAACATAGACACTATCAAAGGTGACTTAGAAGATTTAGGGTATAAACTAATCATTAAGAGAATACAACCTGATGAGGAGTCAATATTCTTTAGAGATGATTTACAAATAGTTTATTATGATGATATTGCTAATGTTGAGCCACTAGATGAGAAATTTGACTTTTATGAGACTTTTATTAACAAGATGGATAAAGATGTACTGGATATAATAAAAACTCAACCAAAGGCAAATAAATATGTTTATACGGGAAAATGCTCTAAGTCTACTGGAGTCAATTTAGTTACTGCATACAATGACCCTAACACAACGGACATTTATTTAGTCCTAGGTGGATTAGTACACGAAGACAATAAAGATAAATATAAGGTAGGTCAAGACATCCTACATATGTGGGTAGAGATAGATGGTGAAGTAATAGCAACCAATGAGCCTGAGAACTTTGTTAGAGTAGAGAAGGATAGATTAAAGATAGATAAGACTAAGGACTTATATCCTCAAGTAGAACAGTTCTTAAGTAAGCACTCAGTTAAAGAAACCTTATACCAAGATGAGAAGGTAAAGGATAAGACTGGTAGAGACTTTAAGATATGGACAGAGAGTACTGGTGAATATGAAGGTAATTATATTAAGATTGCCTATGTTGGAGATAATTGGATGGATGAGAATGATAAAATCATTAGAGACAATATCTTAGGTTATTTAGACTATACTGTGTTAGATGACAATGATGATAAAGCATATGTACAAATGATACAAGTAAAGGACACTGAACAACGTAAGGGAATTGCCACTGCTCTTATTAAGTCTTTACAAAATGAGTATGAAGATATTGACTATGGATATACTACTAATGATGGAACTAAGTTACTTAAGAGTTTAGGAATTAGAGAGAGTGTACAAGACTATGGTTACCACGCAGGAGACTTAGGTAAGAGTGAAAGAAGAGAACAACAAACTGGTGGTAGGGGTACTGGACACTTTGGTACTGGTACTTACTTTGTTGGTAACCCTGATAAGATTAAGAATTATAATGATTATCAATATGGTAAAGGTAAAGCACCTCATCATATAGTAGACTTCTCCTCATATCATCTTTATAAGCCAAGCAATAACTATATGGGATATAAGTTACACGATACACTTAAGGAACTTAACAATGGTTATAAGTATTATACTCAGTATGCTAATGATTATGATTGGTTTATCAATAAGGGAATAGATGCTAACCATACTGACTTTGAGGTAAGTGATGTTCCTGAAATTGTATCTCATCTAAACAATCTACTTTTTGATTATGATAAGATTGAATTACCTAGTGACATTGATTGGGATACAATTGAAGATGAGTATACACAAGAGGATGATAGATTAACTACTGAACTTAAATCTAACTATAAAGATGAAGATGGATATACTGAGTGGGGTAAGTTAATAGATGCAGTAGAGACTGAACTAAATAAAAATCCTAAGTTCAAAGAAAAGAATGATACAATGTATAATGTATTAGATGCTATCAGTAATGAACTAGGAGAAAGAGACTTAGATAGATATAAGGATATTAAGAGACTACCTGATAAGTTATATGATGCATTAGAACGTAGACACTCTAAAGAAGAAATAAATAAAGCATTAGAGGAAGTAAACAAACACTTAAGTGATAATACTGGTGACTCACTATCTACTATCTTTATGAAAGCACTAGGCTATGATGGGGTTGATGTAAGACACCTAAATAAAGATGGTAATGGTTGGGCTGGATTAGACAATACTACTTATGGTAGTGTTATTTATGATGTTAAGCCTGAGACTATAGTTGAGGAGTTACTTACTGAGAGTAAAGTAATGAGTGATAGAATTAAGGGATTGATTGACAAAGCATATGACTATTGTAAACAAGCAGGATGGGACTTTAGTAACCCACAAACATTTAAGTCTCAAATGTTAGTTAACTATCCACTAAGAATATCTTTAGGTAATGAGACTGCTCATAGACTAGGACTAGCAAAGTATCCAGTAAAAGGAGTAACTGAAATTGTCTTAGCACCACAAATAGATAAGTTTGAAAATGATGAAAGTATCTTATCCGTTATCCTACACGAACTAGGTCACATTATTGCATATGATGATGACTTTGCAAAAGGTTATGTTGAGTATAGTGATAAGTATGACTCATCAATAGTAAGAAGCAAGGCAAACAAAAAGAAACTATCTCACCACGGAAAGAGATGGAAAGATGTAGTTGAAAAGTTAAGTAAGGTAAGTGGCATCTCACTACAAAGACTTACTAATGCTGAAGATACTACTGAATGGAATAATATAAATAAGGACAAGTATAAATATTTCTTTGAATGTCCTAACTGCCATTGTAAATTAAAGTATACTAGGGAGACTAACTTTGTTAAAACTTATGACAAGGACCACCCTGATGGAGACCCTTATTGGTGGTGTAGTATTTGTGAGAAAAATACTGGGAAGAAAATCAAATTTGTCAAGATAGATGGAGGAGATTATAATGGATAAAGAAGATTTAAAGTATATAGAAGCAGGAATACTTGGTTGTAGTGAGAGTGAAATAACTGAAGATTTATCTCAAGAAGTAGATAGTAAAGTTGGATATAGAGTAACATTAGAAGATTATAAGGGAAACAATTATGGTGGTATGTTTACTGCTATAAGTAGGGAAATATTATATGATGATGAACTTTATACTAATGACTATGATTTGTGGGCAGAAATAAATTATCAAGTTGACACTTTGCAACAAAACCACTCTATACCTTTACTAGATAGAGGAATTAGATGTAATTTTGCATTTAGTAAAGAATTTATGGATGACTATAAATCTACTTTTGATAAGTTAAATAAATTCTTAAATAAAATAAAGTATAAATTAAAAATAGATAAAATTGATTTAAGTAATAAAACTATAGTGTATGCTGATAAAGACCAAGTAGCCTACTCTTTAAATGAAGACTTATCTCAGGAAGAATATACCAACAACATTAAAACTCTAATAACTAAATTAAAGGACTACGATATAGAGGCAAGTGTTGATAAGGAATTGTATAATGATTACAAATTAACTATAAAAGACACTAATACTGGGGTTACTAGAAAAGTCAAGGTGTCTAAGACAGTAAAGCCTACAAAGGAATATTGTAAATATTTAAAAGATTATCTTGGTAGTATTAAGGAAGATTTGCAAGAAGTAGATAGTGACTTAACTGAAGGGTTTTGGGCTACTAAGAAGTCTAAGTGGACTGGTCTTGATGGGAAACAATACGAAAAGGAATATGAAGAATATAAGCCAGAAGCAGATAGTAAATATAAGAGACTGTGTAGAAAACCAATCAACACATTAACTGAAGATGAAATTATTTACATATATGCAGTTAGGTGGACAATCTATATGGCACAAATGATACCATATCAAACACCAGAGGAAGCAATCGAAAAGATACTTAATGATGACCCACACAAGAGAGATGATTTGAAAGAATGTTATAATTTTGTTCATAGCCTTAAATTCCCATTAACTATTTATAGGGGAATTAGAGTAGGTGAATATAAGTCCTCTGAATTAAACACTAAAACAAACAATTTAATAGTAAGTGGTAAACAACGTTCTTGTAGTTGGACAACTGATATTAACATTTATAAAAACCCAACTAGCAAGTTTAGAAATCTAACTCAAATTGTTGCTTGTGAGATAGACTCTAATATTATTGATGTTGCTAATACAATTTTTACCTTTGTTTCTTATAGTACCAGTGGGTATAGTGCTAGTGGGGAGTATAGATATTCATATCCAGAAAATGAAATAACTCTTAAGGATAATTTTAAACAAAGTGACTTACATAACCTTAGGTTCATCAATAAAGATGAAATCAATGAAATGTTAGAACAGTTACAAGAAGACCTATCACAAGAAGTAGACAGTGAAGGAAACCCACTAACACCAGAGCAAGTAGAGTTTTTTAAGAACTCTAAGGTAAGAGATAGTAAGGGTAGATTACTTGTAGTATATCACGGAACTAATAGTGACTTTAACAAATTTGATAATAATTATTCTAGTAAGAGTGGATTATTTGGTGATGGATTTTATTTTGCAAAAAATAAGACATTAGCAACCAATTATGGAAATAAAATAATCACTGCCTATTTAAACATAGCAAGACCATTTAAGTATTATGCTTTTGATGATGAGGAAGTACTTGCCATATTAAATAAATACGATGAAAATTTTGACAAAGATAAAGTAACCAATCTATTAAATGATAATAGATTTAATTATGACTTAGATATACTAGATGACATTATAAGTAAAGTTATAGAAAAAGACCCCTATGCTAATTTTTCAACTATTTTAAATGAACTAGGGTATGATGGTATAGATGCCGATGATGAAATCATTGCATTTTATCCTAACCAAATCAAGTCTATCACCAACAAGACACCTAGCAATAGTGACAACATAAATGAAGATTGGTTAAGTGATGCTAATAAAATAGAAACCATTAAACAAGAACTAAACCAAGCGTATGATGACTTAATGGGGAATGATAAGACAAGATTATATAGATATAGAGAGTGGGCTAATAACTCAAATAATGACTACAAAGAATATATTTATAATGACTTATTAAATGGCAAGAAAGAAGATGCACTACACTATTGGTATAATCATTATAAGTTATTTACTGGTAATTATGATTTATCCTATGATGATTTCTTAAACACTCCTATTACTTTATATAGAGCAACTAATGTAAATGAGAAAGAGGATGCAATAAATCCTTTCTTTAGTTATGCTCAGTCTAAGAAGTTAGCACAAAGATTTTTAGACACAACACAAGGACTATATAATAATAGAACTGGTGAGATTGAAGAAATACAAATTAAACCTAAGGATACATTAGGAATGATACCTAGTGATGAGGATGAAATTATTGTTCCTAATAAAGCATATCAAAGTAGAGTTAAGGATATGTCAAGTATAGTTGACAATGTAATTAAATATGCAAATGATAATAATGTTAAGTTACCTTATGATAGAGACTACATACTTACACTATTTAATAAGAGAGATAAAGAGAATGTTAAGAAGTTGGAGGCACAACTTATGAATTATATAGACAATAGAAAAGGTAGTAAGATTAAAGAGAGTGTTGATAGTAAGACTTTTACATTCCCTAACTTAAGACAAGCAATTGACTTCTTTTGGAAAGATAGAGATGCTAAGATAGAAACTGTGCCTATTAAGAAACTAGTAGATGATAACAACCTACTAAATGATGATGACTTACAATCTTATCATCAAAGACAATGGGATAATAAGAAAGCAAGTGAGTTCTCTATAGATAAAGGTAGAGTAAACTCAATGAGAATAAGTGAGGTACCTTATGCAGTGAGAAAGAAAGATGGAAGATTAGAACTTGGTGATGGAAGACATAGAACAAGAGCACTATATAATGATGGCTATGAGTATGTCATATTACCAGTTATAACTGAAAGTATAAGTAATACTACTCCTAGAATAAGAGAAAGTTTACTACAAGAAGGCAAACAAGACAAAGAGAACTTTAAAAAGTGGGCTGAACAAGCAGTTGAAATTGCCTATAAAGATAGAGGTCTTAGCGATTGGGAAAGAAGAGGTAATGCTGAGTACATTGTTAATTGGTTTGAGAATAATAGAAAGAATTTAAAATCACCTCAAAATGATTATTACTATTGGATTAAGGAAAAGAATGTTCAAGGAGCATATGATGAATTAAATAGACTTGCTCGTGAACAAGCAAAGAAAAAGAATTTTGAAAAGAAATCTAAAGAGGGAGCAAAACTTATCTATAGTGACAATGATTGGAAAGTATATGAGATAACCACCTATGAAGCATCAGTTAAATATGGTGCTAATACTAAGTGGTGTATTAGTGGTTCTAAGCGTTGGTCTAATGGTGAGAATGGTAAAGAATATTGGGATGATTATACTAGTAAGGGTGTTAAGTTCTATTTCTTTATAGGTAAAGACACTAAGTATGCTATAGCCTTATATCCTAATGGAACTGACTTTGAGATATTTGATGCTCAAGATAATTCAATTGCATATATTCCTAATGCTCCTATTATAGATGAGATTAAGGTAGATTACTATTCTCAAAATGAAGATAGACTATTACTTAACCTAGTTAAGACTGGTCAATTACCGCACGTTTGTAGTATATTGTCTTCTTATTTATGGAAGAATGACTGGGATGTTGATATTTATGCTAAGAGTGAGTTTGATGATTTCTTACACCAACTAGGTGAATACATTAACCCAGACTATGTAAAGTGGTTAGCAGTATATAATGGGCTAAAGGATGAAGAGTGGTATGAGGAAGAAACTGGAGAAGAGTATTATGATGAGTGGTATGGAGACACTACTTATTATCTTCAAAATGACCTAGGCTTCTTAGACAATTATGCCACTTTAGAAGATGCTCTAACTAAAGATAATCCATACTTTAACTATGATAATAATGAATATTTCATAAGTGATTTATATGATTGTGATATTGCTTGTTGTAAAGATTGGGTAGGGGTTTGGCTATCTATCAGTGATTACATAGGAGATGAAACCGACCTAATCAATTTTGTAAAGGAAGACATAAGAGATACTTGGGGTTATGAAGACTTTGAGAAAGTAGGATTATCAAAAGAATACCTACAAGATGTAGATGAAAGCCTAGAAGAACATTTGGGGTCAAATGTAAATGAAAGCAAGAAAGAAACAATACTTTACAGAGGTGAGGGTGCTAAAACAAAAATACCTAGCAATTTATCTAAACTTGCTGGTAGATTTTATGCTTTAGATAAGGAAGATTGCAGATACTATGCAAAAGATGATAATCATATTTATGCATATAAATTAGATGATAACGCTAAAATTAAAAAAGCAAGAGTATCTACTGAGGTAGGTGATGCTTCGTGGAATACTAATAAATATAAGGAACTTGAAGAATTAACATCTAATTTTGAAAGTGAATATTGGGATAATATTACTGTAGATAGTATTCAAGAATTAGTTGAGTTAGGGGAAAAAGATGATTACTATTATGAGGATACATTTGAATATTATAATGTACTTAATTGGATGAGCCAAGTAGTGAATAGAATTGAGTTAGAAAAACAAGGTTATGATGGAATATTTTATTCTGAGGAAGATGGTGTCCCACAATATCAGATTTGGAATAATAATGTTGTAGAAAAAATAAATGACTATAAGTATGAAAAACCAAAAAGACTAGCACCTAAGAAAAAACTTAAAGATTATTATATAGTTGATGTACGCACCTTTCCAAAAGTAGCCTATAAAGTACCTACAAAATTTGAAAATGAAAATAATGCTCAAGAATATTTTAAAAAGTATGTAAATTCACACGAAGATTTTATAGGTTATATTATTGATGTGGATTGTTTGAATAATGAATTGGAATTGGGTGATAAAATTAGAATATCTAATAATAAATTAGAAGAAGATTATGCCAACAACATAGACAAAGACATACTAGATATAGATGATGATTATGAAGAGAACCTAGATGAAAGCCTAGAAGACTTTGATGATGAAGTAGGAGTAGTATATCACGGTGGAATTGAAAAATCACTACACAAAGATTTTAGGTCTATTCTATGGTTTACTGAAGATTATGATTATGCTTTAGACTTTGGTGAAAACATTTTCATATGTAACTTAAATCTAAAGAATACATTTATAGTAGGAAATACCGATGGATATATAAGAGGACTTATACCTACTCAATTTTCAACTGACTTTACAAGATTAGCAAATAATCTAAAGGTAACTCCTAAGGAACTACTTAAGTGTAATCCTGATGCAAAGAATATTTATTCAATAGTAAGGACAAAAGCATTTAAAGAATTATGTATTAAGAATGGATACGATAGTGTAGAGACTGAAGAGTTTGGACACGTTTGCTTTGGTGTATTTAACTTAGACCAAGTAGACATTGTTGATACTGACTTTGAAGATGAAAGTACTTTAGAAACATTAAGTCCTATGGATGAGTCGCTTACACCTAGAGTAAGAGAAGAGTTACTACTAGAAAAAGGAACTGACTATAAGAAACAGGCAATTAAAATAATCTCTAATAGTGGATTATTTGATGAAGAGACATCAACTAAAATTATTGATGGTTTATTTAGACAAGATATTCACGCATTTAATCACGCTCCTGCTTGGCTAGAGAAATACTTAAAAGGTATAGCAAGAATGTTAGTTGAATACTGTGATGGTGATAAATCAAAAGTACAACAATTCTTAACTGAGTGTCCTAGTGAGTTTGAATACTATCTAACTTGGGTAAAGCAAAATAGAGAGAAGATAGGTAACTCATTAGATGATGAATTTGTAAATAATCTTACCTATGAACAAGTAAAAGAAAAGAACAATAAGATAAGAGATGAAATAGATGCTAAGTCTAAGGATGAATTATCTAAGATGAAGTTTAGTGATAGTTCAAACTATACTTTAGTTCCTATTGATAGTTATAAGCAAATGCATAAATTATATGGTGGTCATTGGACTGGTGATGGCACTGATAAAGAAGGTGAGTATGCTGGTAATGGTGGTACATCTTGGTGTCATACAAATAGTAAGTATACTTATGGTTCTTGGGTTAATAATGGTAAAAATAAATTCTTTGTTTTACAAAGAAATGACTGGAAGGACATACCATTTAATGAGAAAACAAATAAGGAAATGAGTGGTAAAGATGACTATGGTAATTCCTTAATTGCTATCCTAGTAAATAGGTTTGGTGAACTAAGTGATGCAACACTTAGGTGTAACCACGTTGGAATAAGTGGTTCAGCTGACAACCAATACAATTCATATTCTGAACTATCTAAGGTAGTAGGGTTTAATGTAGAAGAAGAAATACTTAAACACGGTTTTGAGGAAGTTTCTGTGGGTGGTTTGTTTGAAGTTAATGGAGGTGTTCTTACAAAGTCAGGTGATGATATTGAAGCATATCATAGCATTGCAAAATACACAATTCCTGATGGTACCAGAACAATAGGGGATTATGCATTCTCTTGTTGTAGTTCACTAAGAAATATAACAATACCAAATAGTGTGACAAGTATAGGTGCTTATGCATTCTCTAGTTGTAGTTCACTAAGAAATATAGAAATACCCAATAGTGTTACAAGTATAGGGATTAGTGCATTCTTTAATTGTAGTTCGTTAACAAGTATAACAATACCCAATAGTGTTACAAGTATAGAGGATGGTACATTCTCTTGTTGTCGTTCATTAACAAGTATAGAAATGCCAAATAGTGTGACAAGTATAGAGGAAAATGCATTCTCTGGTTGTAGTTCACTAACAAGTATCACAATACCAAATAGTGTGATAAGTATAGGCTATTCTGCATTCTATAAGTGTATTTCATTAACAAGTATCACAATCCCTGATAGTGTCACAAGTATAGGCTCTTATGCATTCTATGGTTGTAGTTCACTAACGAGTGTAACAATTCCAGACAGCGTCACAAGTATAGAGGAAAATGCATTTACTGAGTGTGGTCCTAACTTAGCAGTTTTCACTGATAATGAATATGTTAAAAAGTATTGTGATTTCAAGGGAATTAAGTATGCCCCACTAAGTGAATACCACAAAGCATAAAATAATTTTATTGTATAGTAATATGTAGAATTTGCCTATTTAAAGGGTTTTTACAAAAGGAATGATAAATTTATCAACCTAAAAATAAAAACCCTTTTATGGCTAAATAAACATTGTTTGAAAGGAGATGTTCATATTGCAAATAGATGAAACAATGTTAGCCAATCTATCTAAAGAAGAAAGAGAAGCAGTAGAACAAATCCTAAAAGAGATGGCTAACAATAATGGAAACTCAACTTTATATAATAAGTTAAAGTATCAAGGGTTTAAAGAAATACCAGTAGATATTGAAACATTTATTACTGATGATAGATACTTAGGTAAAGCGTGGAAGGATGCAAAAGGAAACTCTAAGGTATATCCATTTTGGATGGAACAGTTAAAGGACATATTCCCAGACCCAATAACAACTAAGTATGATACCTTACTAGAGTCAGGTGCTCGTGGTATTGGTAAGTCCGAGGTTGCTTGTGGTATCATTGCTCCTTACCTTATGTATAGAGTATTATGTATGGAAAATCCTAAAGAGTATTTCCATTTAAAACCTACTGAAAAGATTGTCTTTGCTTTCTTAAATATTAAGTTAGACTTGGCTGAAAAGATTGCACAAGATAAATTCCAGAAGAATATTCAAATGTCACCTTGGTTTATGTCTAAGGGTAGTATGACATCAAGAAATAATCAACCTTATTGGATACCACCTGAGCCAATTGAAATTGTTATTGGTTCTCAGTCGGATGATGTAATCGGTCTGCCTATATTCTTTGTATTCGTAGATGAAATATCCTTTATTAAGAATAAGGATGTTGAAGAACAAAAGAGAAAAGCAAAGGATATGATTGATACTGCCAAAGGTGGTATGAAAACAAGATTTATCTATCAAGGTAAAAACCCTACTTTACTATGTGTAGGTTCATCTAAACGTAGTGAGCAATCCTTTATGGAAACTTACATTAGAGACTTATCAGGAGATGCTAATGTTAAGATAATAGATAAACCAGTTTGGGTAGTTAAACCAAAAGGAACATATAGTGAAGAAATGTTCTGGGTTGGTCTAGGTAATAAGTACTTAGACAATATTGTAATACCTAGAAAAGATTACGATAAGTTAAAGTTCTATGAGCAAAAGGGATATAACCTATATGCTATACCAATTGACTTTGAAAAAGATGCTAACAATGGTGGACTTGAAAGAGTACTATGTGACTATGCAGGTATATCTAGTTTTGCAACAAATAAATTCATTGCAGTACAAGTTGTAAGAGACTGTATAGATGAAGAAATACATAACCCATTACCTGACATTATTGAGTGTGGTGATGGTCCTGATGATAAGAATGTACAATATAGTGATTGGTTTGATAGAAGTAAGTTAAATTGGAAATATGCTTCTAAGCCTCTATTTATCCACCTAGATATGTCAGCAAGTAAAGATAAGACTGGTATTGCTGGTGTATGGATTATAGGTAAGAAAGCAAATGAAGATGGTACACCTAGCAAGGACTTAGTATATGAGGTAGCATTTAGTACTTCAATTAAAGCACCTACTGGTAGACAAATTAGTTTTGCTAAGAATAGGGAGTTTGTAAGATGGGTTAAGAATGTATTACATCTAAAGGTTAAAAAGATAACATTCGATACCTACCAATCCTATGATACTGGACAACAGTTAAGTAGTGAAGGCTATGATACTGAAATACTATCTGTGGATAGACTAGAGACACCTCCTGGTGAAAAGGTAGGTATATGTAAACCATATGAGCATTTAAGAAATGTTATGTATGAACGAAGAATTAAGTTATATGATACTGAATTATTATATAATGAGTTGATACAACTAGAAAAGAACAACACATCAGGAAAAGTGGACCATCCAGATAATGGAAAAACTGGCTCAAAGGACCAAGCCGATGCAGTTTGTGGTGCAACATTTACTGCTAGTAAGTATGGTGACAAATACTCTTATGAGTATGGAGATAATATAGTTGAGATAAATAACCCTGAGTTTACAACTGAACAAGTCAAAGAACAACTTACTGTAAACTTTGAAGAGGAACTAAAGAAAACTCTAATGGGTAATTATCTAAAGAAGGAAGATGACAAGCAAACACCACAATCAAATGGATTGCTTAAGTATGGAAACCCTTATGAAGCACAAGAGGTTCAAACCAACCTCAACAATATAAAAAATGGTATATTAGTATGGTAGAAAGGAGAACACTCCTAAAATGGAAAAAGATAAACAATTTGTAGGTAAAATGGCAAAGCCAGTTCCAAAGAGTGAAGAGAACATAGGTATTGACACTAAACAAGAGTTTGCTAGTGAGTTGTTAGCTGGTGCTGAGAAGCAAGAGATTGATGTATCCGAACTAATGAACTTTCAATCCTTTGCTCAAAGTAGAGAGGCATTATATCAGTTAATCGACATAATGGGAGAAGACACACTAATCAATTCTATTCTTGAAAGTTATGCTGAGGATGCTACACAAAGAAATAGTGAGGGTAGAGTTGTATGGATTGAAAGTGATGATGCTGATGTACAAAAGTATGGTCAGTATCTACTTGATGTTTTACAAATAGACAAGAACGCATTTAGTCATATCTACTCTTTAATTAAATATGGTGACTTATATCTTAAGTTATTTAGAGAAAGTGATTTTGATGAGGATGACATTTTTGATAGTGAGGAAGCCGATAAGAAGCAAGCACTTACTGAGGCTAAGTATGTAGGCAAGGACTTAAAAGAAAATGTTATTGTAAATATCTATAGTAAACAAGACCACTTTGCTAACTATATTGAGGATGTACCAAACCCAGGTGAGATGTCGGAAATAGTATATAAGGGTAAAACTAGAGGATTTATGCAAGCACCATATAATGCTTACACAGTAAATACAACTAATGCTGGATACCCTAACTCAGTTGACTTAAATACTTGGACTTATGATGTTGTAAAGGATGATGTATATGTATATCCTGCAACTGAATTTGTACACGCATATTTAAACGACTGCTCAAGTAGAACTCCTGAGGAAATACATATTTATAAAAATAATGTAGACAAAGAAAGTGGCAAGCCAACTAGAGCATATAATATACGAAGAGGTAAGTCCATATTATTCGACTGGTTTAAGTCTTGGAGAGAGATGAACTTACTAGAAAATGCAATCATCCTTAATAGACTTACTAAATCCTCTAAGACACAAGTAGTTCAAGTTGAAGTTGGTGATATGCCTAAGGAACAAGTAATTCCTCATATGCAAGGAATTAAACAACTATTTGAACAAAAGACAAGTTTAGATAGTGGTAATACTATGGGAGAGTATACTAACCCAGGTCCAATAACTAATGTTGTTTATGTACCTACCCACGAGGGAAAAGGTACAATATCCGTGGGTGATGTTGGTGGAGATTATGACCCTAAGTCACTAACTGATGTTGAATACTTTAGAGATAAGTTCTTTAGTGGTGTTGGTGCCCCTAAGCAATTCTTTGGATTTACTGAAGATGGTGCTGGATTTAATGGTGGTCAATCATTATCTATTATCTCGGCTAAGTACGGTAAGAGAGTAAATAGGATACAAACTGCATATATTTATGCAATCACTGATTTACTTAATATCTTATTCTTAGATAGAGGATTAAAATCTTATATTAACAAATTTAAGGTTAAGATGGTTGAACCAGTAACTCAAGCAGATATAGATAAGAAAGAAGCACAAACAAATGCCTTATCCGTATTAAGAGATATTATGGGTATTATTGATATTATAGAAGATAGAGACACTAAGTTAAAGATTTTAGCATCCTTAATTAAGGGTGTTACTGATGATACTAATGTTATCAACTATATTCAAGATTACATTAAGAAACTTGAGGAAGAAAGCCCTGAGGAACAAGAGAAAGAAAATGAGGACAATGCTCCAAGTGAAGAACCTGACTTTGGTGGTGGAGGAATAAATAGAATTGAAAGAGAACCACAAGACCAAGAGATGGACTTCAATGAACCTATGGAGAATGAACCAAGTGAAAACCCTACTGAAATTGGTGGTGGGGAAGAGCCAACGGACTTAGGTGGAGAAGAAGATAATTACTTACCAAGTGGAAATGAACTTGGAATAGATTTAACTTAATAAATTGAAAGGACAAAATATAAATGCTTACTAATAGAGATTGTATCTTATTATTATCAGACATAAATGATAATCAAGCAAACGATTTAATTAACACAATAATTGAAACGAATAAAATATCTCAAGAGGTCTTATCTTACATTCATAGTAAGAGACCTCTACCAATTATTGGTTTCTATGAATACTTAAGGAAGAGTTATAATAAAAAGCACTCAAAAATTTATATCAATATTGTTAAAGAGATTGACAATCCAACTGATGTATTAACTACACTATCTTCATTGTTAACTCAAATATTATTGTATAGTAATAGGCTAGAAGAGGATAGAACACTATTCTTAAATCATTCAAGAGCAAATGAAATTACTGAAGTACTCAATAATTATTTTGAAACATATGATATAACTAAAGCAATTCGACTTTTAAAGTTAATTAAAGCCGATTTAATGGCATTTGAGTACATAAATGGTAAAAGAGATTAACTTCAAAATAAAAATTGATTATAGGGCAAATTTTTGTGGCTAAATTATAATGAGTGAAAACAATTTCACTAAAACAAATCCCTAGAATTATATAGGAGGGTGTATTGAATGTTGGAGTCAGTAGTAGGAAGTAAATTTACATATACAAGATTAACTCCTGAGGAAATCAAAGAGAGAGGTATCTTAGGTACATTATATGGACCAATCGCTGATACTAAAAAGCCTACTAGAAATGGTAGACTTTATCCAAGAGAGGCTTGGGAGAAAGCAATCAATGATGAGATTTTCCAAGAACAATTACATAGCAAGGCAATTCTAGGTGAGTTAGAGCACCCTGAAGATAGAGACACCATCGACCCAAGAGAAGCGTGTATGTGTTTAGCAAGTACACCTAAGATTGGTGATGATGGTTTACTATATGGTGAGTTTCATATCTTAGACTTACCTAATGGTAGAATTTTAAAAGCGTTATGTGATTATGGAACTGTTATTGGAGTTAGTTCAAGAGGTCAAGGTGATGTCACTGAAGATTTAAACGGTGAGAGAAGCATTGACCCTAGTTCATTTGACTTAACTTGTTGGGATGCAGTTATCTTACCAGCAGTTAAGAGTGCTAGAATGAACTACATTAAAGAGTCATTAGGTAATAAATCACTTACTGAGTCTTTAAAGGATATTTCCGATAATGCAAAAGATGGAGAGAAGAAAATCATTGATGAAACCTTAGCAAGAGTTAAGGACAAATTATTAGAAGATATTACCACTCAAAAGAGTGAGAATATAAAAGAGACTGTTTCTAAAGAGGTTGAAACTAAGAAAACTGGTGTCGAAAATAACGTGCCAAATAAATTAGTACAAGACCTAAAAGAGTCAATTAAGAGTAAAGTATTATTAGAGAGCAAGGTTCAAAAACTACAAGAGCAATTGGCAGTTAGTGATACTAAGGCAACTCAACTAGAGGAAGAACTTGCACATTACAAGGAGGCTACAATTAGACTTAGCAAACTTGTTAATGAGAATAAGAACTTGAACAAGACAAAAGAACAATTAGAGGAAACAATCAAACAACAAGAAAAACAAATTAACCTTCAAACAAATCAAATCAAGAATTTAGTTGAGAGTGCTAAGAAGAAAGAAACTAGAGAACAATCCTTGAATGAAACCTTATCTAACAAAGATAATAGGATTGTAAAATTAAGAGAACAGTTAGAAGAAAGTAAGAAATCATTTGAAGAAAGCAAAGAAGCATTTAATACTAAGTTAAAGGAATTAAATGATAAGAATGAAGGATTACAAATTGAGATTAAATCTTTGAAAGAAGATTACTCAAAGAAAATCACAAAGGCTACCAAAGTAGTTGAAAAGTATAAGGGCTATGTAACAACCACAGTTGAAAAATACATTAACTCTAAAGCAGTTATGCTAGGTGTTACACCAAATGAAATTAAGAATAGATTAAATGAGTCTTATACTTTAGATGATATTGATAAAGTTTGTGAAGAACTCCAAGGATATAACTTGAGAGTTAGTAGATTACCTTTTAATATTGAAAAGGGTACTCAAATAAGTGTTAGAGAGTCAAAGCAACCATTTGTGCCTAAACAACAAGTTAAGGCTGAAGATGATTGTACTGAACTAGAAGCACTTGTAAACATATTATAAAATTTATAAAAGGAGAAAACACACTATGAAATTAGTTGAAAAGTATGCTCCTCGTATTAAGTACGCAGAGAGTTATTACGCTAAGAAGAATGCTGGTGCTACTTTAGATGCTGATAGAAAGTTTGTGTTAGCACAAGTTTTAGAGAACCAGTCTTCTTTCTTATCTGAGTCTTTTGATAACACAGTATCTACACAACGTTCCGATATGGGATTATTTAAGCGTTTTACAATGGATATTGCTACATTAGTTATGCCTAACTTAATTGCTCCTGAAGTAGTATTAGTTAAGCCTATGACTGCAATGAATGGATATATTACATATTTCGATTATGTTAAGTCAAGCAATAAGGGTGCAAGTGCACAAGGTGATTTAATTGTAAATCCATTCAAGAACGGTAAGGTAGACCCTACTTACACTTCTTCTACTGTTGAGTTAAATCAAACTATCGCTGAAAATAAGTTAACATTAAAATGGGTTCCAGTAGTTCCTGGTTCTGTTGCATTTACAATTGGTGACAATGCTTACTTTGATGATGGTAAAGGTCACATCTATCAGGGTGAGTTTGAGTCCAAGGTATTTACTGCTGAAGGCAAGGATGAAGATGGTAGAGTAGAAGGTAGAGCAGGTAGATTTGTTGTAGACCCAGGTACTGCTACTCAAGTAGGTAATATTGATTATGGTTTTGCACACGCTAAGTCCGTAACTGGTCCTATCTATGATGCTAAAACTACTGCAGTTATTACATTCACTAATGCAACTGAAGGTAATGCTAAAATCAAGTATACTTACAATAATATGGCAATTATGCAAGATGATATTCCAATGGTTACTGCAGTTCAAAAGGGTATTTACTTAGTGGCAAAGGCTCGTAGAGTTGCTATTAACTATTCTCAGATGGCAGCATTCCAAGCAAAGCAAGAGAATGGTCAAGATTTAGGTAAGAACCTAGAGAAGGTAGCAGTTGGTACATTAAAGTATGAAATTGATACTGAAATTGTTAACCTATTAGTTGACAATGCTTATACTGGTGGTTTATCTGGTGACAAGCCATTTGTATTCAATGCAACTCCTAGAAACGGTGTATCTCTTTCTCAACACTTCGAAGGATTTGAGTTTATGTTAGAGAATATGAAGCAGTATATCTACGACCAAACTCAAAAGTTCTTCCCTAACTATATGGTTTGTGCAAGCGATGTAATCAATGTAGTTAAGTTCTTAAAGGGTTGGAAGGGTGCTAATCCATCTAATGTAAATGGTCCTTATGTAGCAGGTAAGTTAGATAACTTAACAGTTATTGTAACACCTAACATTGCTAAGAGTCATTTCATCCTAGGTGTAAATGGTTCTGAATTTGATACAAGTGCAGCAGTATATGCTCCATATATGGCTCTTGTTCCAACTTCATTATTACAAACACCAGATGGTGCAACTACTCAAGGTTGGAGTACATTATATGCTCTACAACTATTAAACAAGGATTTACTAGTTGCTGGTGCTATTGAATTTGCTCCACAAGTAATCAACATTGTTGGTGAATAATTGAATTATTAGGGGGGGGGTAGGCAACTACCTTCCCCTTTTATTTTGATTAAAGGAGAATAAAATTATGGGAAATACAAATGTTTTACTTGATAGTAAAGCACAAGAGATTATGAAAGATGTATATCATTTAGGTGGAAATTCAGGTCACAAAGTAACCATATCAGTTGATGGTACACTTGTGGTGAACCTAACATATCTTTATTATGTTGATGGTGTTCTTACCTCTAAAGAACTTGAGTTTGAAGGTTTATACACATTAGATAATGTATATGCTCTTAGTATAGATATTCACGGTGGAAACTCTAGCCTTAACAAAGGTAAAAGCACTGGAATGGTACAGCAAATAGCAGTATTTATTCTAGGTGAGGATACTAAACCTATGGAGTTTATTGCTCCACTTACAGACATAAAATTAGTTTATAATGAAATATTTGAGTAAATCATAAAAAAAACCTCACTTAATGTGGGGTTTTAATCTTTTAAAAATGGTATTGCATTAGCCTTAACAATCCAACTTACACCAAAGAAAAATAATGCAATGGTTTCAACAATCCAAGTAAGATTATAAATAGGAAGATTAGGAATAAAGTTTAGTAAGAGTAATAGGAATGAACATAACATACCTACACCACATACTCTATAGATAATATTCTTAATCTTCTTTTTCTTTGTCATATTATCCTTATTATCTGTTTTAGTAAACAAGAAGAAACTCATAAATGCTAATACTCCAAAGAAACCAAATGCACTTGCACAATGGAATATATTACTTACATTGGAAGGTAAATGTAAGATACCAGTTGTAATACTAGGTTCCTCAACATAGGTCATAGGGAATAAACAAATAAGTAACCCAAATATACCTGCCATAGTTGATGTAGTATCATCTACCTTGTCATATCCTTTATAACTAATAAGTAACATACTTGCACTACCTAAAATTACCATAAATGTACCTACTGCATATAAAGAATAATAAGTACAAGAAATTGACTCTACCCAAGATAAACAAATAAGTGCTACCATCCAAGGTAATAACATACCTAATACACCTATCATTACTCTTAGTCTTTTTGTATCTACTGTAACATTATGCTTCATTTAATTCTAATCTCCTTTTTAAGAGTGTAATCTGGTCTTTTTTTGAGTTTTCTTTTCTTTGGCTAGTTCTACTACTTGGCAATCCTTTTTAGTCAATTTAATGCTCTTTAAATACTTATTAAAGATTGTACCAGCATTATAGTTATTTCCTAAAACATATTTAGCAATAGCCCTTGCAAGACCAGTCTCTAAATCAAATGTATCTTCTTCATCACAAGTAACTTTAGTGACTTCATCAGTTTCCCATTTAATTACTAATGTACGATTATTTTCATTAGCATAGATACCCTTAATCTTAGGTGTAAAAATATGTGCCATAACTCTATCATCATTAAATCCAATATTATCAAACCTAACATCATCCCAGTTGACATAAATAGGGCAATTATTTATTTTGTTGTATGATACTGTATCTATTTGTTTATTCTCCCAAAGTATCTTATCAGTCTCAGGGTCGATTATTTCCTCAATAATAAACTCATCTTGATTATCTAGTGATAAAAAGTAAGTACATAGTTCATCTTTTAATATAAAACGAGGTGGGAAAGCCTCAACTACAGTTAACTCATACCACAAAGTGTCATCTTGCAAACCCATTAGTTTATAGTTAGTATGGTGTGTACTTGTCGAACAAAATACTGATGTGATTAAAAAATCAAGTGATGCATAGCCACGAGAAATTTTAACTACATTTCCTACAGCAATATAAATTCTTAAATTTTCTAAGTCTAATCTTGTTAATCCCATTATTCTTCCACCTTTCTTAAACTCTTTGCACCATATCTCTTGCTATGTCCAGTTGCATTGATAGAGCGATTATATTCACCCTTATAATTAGCCTCAGCAACTGTATAATAAATTTTTGTTGACTTAATATTATGATGAATTACATATCCAGTAACCATTACTTTAATTTCTCTTGGATATTTTTCTTTGTTCCAGTGCCAGTCAGGATTTTCAACCCATACTAAGTCACCTATGTTAAATTTAACATCTAATTTAAGTTCCATAGATTATTCTTCCTCTTTTAATTTTTCAAACTTATCACAACAAACATAAATGTGGTTATCTAATTTACCATCTATCCAAATTGATTTACACTCACAAAGCCTATTAGTTAAATCACAAGCAAGGCAATAATCTAAATCCTCAATGAAACTATGTTTACAATCTAGGCAGGTTTTTTCATCTTTTTCAGTTAGCATTATTCTTCTAACCCCTTCTTAAAATCCTTAATAGCCTTTTGGTTGATAATCTTCTTAGAAACTTCCTTAATGACACCATCAACAATTTCTTGTTTACTGTTAGTTAGTATCTCTTTTACAACATTTGAAAACCAATCATAGTCATATCTCATATCTTTTTCTATTTTATCTAATATCATTTGTTTAACATCAGCTTTTAATTGCTCAGTATCTTTATAGTTACAGTAAGTATGATACTCATCATTTTCATAATCATACTCTTCAACTTCTTCTAATAAATCATCTAATCCAATATCTATTGTAATCTTCATTATTCTTTCTCCTTTGCTTCCTTTAGACCTAATTCATATGCCATATTTAATAGCATCAATAAACTTTCCATTTGGGCTTTATTTGTATCATCAAAGTAGTTTGCTAACTCTTCAGCCCATTCTTGACCTAAATCTGAAAACTCATCCAAACTTTTAAATTTACCATAATCGTATCTAACCTCACTAAAATAACTTTTCATTATTCTTCCCTTTCTGCTTTTAGCCATAATGTAGAATAATCATAAAATCCACTCAAAGACTCAATCCCTATAACATTGTAGTCACCATATTCTTGCATTACACGATTGTATTCAGCACAATCATTTTTATAGATAAGTCCTGTCCACCTGTAGTCAATATCAAGTCTAACTGGATGTCCTAAAGGTAATAGGTTTACAATCTCTTTTACTGTCATATTATTCTACAACCTCTAGCACTTCTAAATGTAAGTCATTGAAAAAATCACTATTGCCAATAAGAATACTTGAACCAACAACCTCTAATTTTATTAGTTGAGCAAAACATCTATCATAACAAAAAGTTTTATTGATGGTTTTGTGATAATTTAAGATGTATTTTTCACCGTTAAGTAATACTAAGATAGTTTGTTCTTCTTCCTTAAATTCTAAATCTTCCCATTTTAAGTATTTCATAGTTACTCCTCCTTATACTTAGATAAGAAGTCCATTCCAACTTTACTTTCTTCTAATCTATCCTTATATTCTCTCTTAAGTTTCCTAATTGCATTATTATAATGATTTCGAACTTCTTTTGAATTATTGACCCTACTATTATATACAAGAGATAAAATATACTCAACTGAAATATCTTCATCAGTAGTTTCTCTATCATAAATACACTTATTTGAAGATATAGAATTAAAATAACCAAATAAGTCATCAATAGAATATACTTCACCAGTATCATATTGAGTAGTTAATCTAAGTTTAACACCATCTTTTTCAATACAATATATTTTCATATCCTTACGTTCGTGTCTTAGTACTATATAGATTAACTCACCGTTTGAATAAGCACGACTTTTTAAATTGTATCTATCTCCAAGAGATGCAATAAACTCCTCAACCTCTTGGTATGTTCTTGCTACCTTACAAAATTCAAATGTCTTAGCATATTCATCTTCATCCTTACAAACATTAACCCAATTTCCTAGATTATCCGTTTGCTCATATGTAATTGTAAAACCAAAATCTAAAAAGTCTTTAATAGTCAATGGTATCAACTCCTCTTTTATTTTCAGGAACTACAACAGTTACCTTAACATCATACTTAGCAAATCCACCAAAGTCGTGGGTATCTACTGTAGCATACTTCAGTACTTCTTTTCCAAACTCATAAGCAAGTTCTTGCTTAATTCCATCAACTACAAAACTTCCATATGATGGTGCTTGGCTAGAAATATTTACTGAATTAGAAAGTGTAACTGTTGATAATGCAGTTTTTTCCTCCTTAATTTGTAAAGGAACCTCATTAGGAGTAGCATTTAATTTCTTAATTAACCATAGTCTTAATTTCTTAAGCATTGCTCTTTATTACCTCTTTCATAATCATCCCAAGAGAATGATTTATCCTCCATTATGTGGAAGAAGCGATGAATAGTTCCACACATATTATACTCAACTCTAAGATATTGTCCCTTTAAATCTTTAAAGTTATAGACACCAAAGAATTTTAATAATGAGTATAGTCCCTTAGCAAAGTTTATTGATGTATTCCTAAGTTCATCATTACAATTAGTATAAGTAAGATAACAAGGAAAAGTAATACCCCAACCACTTCCTTCTACTGTAATTTTGAGTTGCAATCCCCCATCGTTAATACCTAAGAAGACATCTGTAATTCTACCTACTTTAACCTCAATAGAACCAAAGTCTCCATCTTTAAGTGGTCCCTCAATCTTAGGGCAGTTAGGTTCATCTAGTGGAACACCTTTATAAGTTTCTACAATTGTTTTTAAATTATATCTTGCCATATTATCTACTCCTCCTTACAAGAATAATAGTAACTTAATGTCTCTTCATATAAATCATTCAAGTTAGTATCAAAAGACTTATCTTCATCATATGGTAATGTAACTAAAGTAGATACTCCACAGTTATAGACATATCCACTATACATACATTGTTCTTCTTCATTAAAATCTACACCAAAGACTTCATCTTCAATAATAAAGTCTCTACCTTGTGTTCTCTTATAAAACTCTTGTCTAGTCATATTTCAATCACCTCATATTTTATGCAAATTTATTTGTGGAAAATTTATTTGCACAATCAAACTTATCTAACTCACCATTCTTATTAACAATATAATAATGATATAGTTCTCTAGTATCATCTACTATAATAATATCTAGGTTTTCATTGTATGCCTTTTTCCAGTAACTTTTGTCTAAGGAATTGTATATACTAATATTCCATACATTAAATAACCTATGAGGAGTTAGCATATCATTGAATACTAACTCAATAGGTTCACTATCATCAATTAGGTTAGCATATTTACATTGTGCTTTAATGTAAGCAGTATGGTAGGTCTCATCACATACTGTGCCTAGAAACCTACCTTTAAAAAATATATAATAATATTGCATAATCTACACCAATTAAATATTGCTAATAATAGAAGTCCAACCATAAGGTAAGTCACCTAATTCATTAGCCTTATTGCAAAGGGCTTCTACAAAAGGTAAAACCTCGTTTAGATTATCAATTCTAGTTTGTTCATCTTTCATCCAACCTAGTCTATGAGCCTTATCATTTTCAATCTCATCTCTAAGTTCTTTAGCATTAAGTAGATAATAAGGAACTCTACAAGTATCTCTACCAAGTACTCTTTCCTCAGTTACACCTTCAGGTAGGTCATACTCTTGCTTAGCATAGTTGTACTTAAGTTGCTTATAACCATCTAATCTAACTGCAACTCTAGTATCATCCTTGTATGCACTAATCATATAGTTGTCATCATTCTTATAGATTGCTAGACCAGTAAATGGGCTACCATCTACTAACTTGATTGCTTGAGTAGGATTAACATACTCTTCACCATTTTTCTTCTTAGCAACAGTAAGACAGTTTAATAACATAAACTCATCATTGTACTTTTCAATACGTTGCTTACCTTCTTCAATTAACTTGTTTACTTTGTTCATATCTAATCTTGTCATATATCTTAGCCACCTCACTTAGTATTATAAGTCCTAAAAAATTAAATGTCAACATAAACTTTATGTTTTTGTAAATTTTGTGTTTTTTGCGTTTTCTATTCTTGGTTGGTTAATTTATCACCATAAATACAAAAACTCAAAGAAATGCAAATAAATAGCCTTAAATTAAATATTATCTATCGTGGTTGTAATAAACGACCCCATTCATTGCCATCTTTTGTTTTTCAAATACGTTAATCTTATTATGACTTGGTTCCTTATAAGTAATCATAGTCCATTGTCCACTATTGCTTAAACCAAATACAAAGTAGTTATACTCATCAACACAACAGTTAATAGACTTTACGCCAAACTCATCTATATTAACATAAGAGATTAGAGAGTTACTGATAGCATTTCTGATATTCTTAAATAGTGCTTTCCAGTTAACACCATACTCATCACGAACAACTAAGTCACCACGTTGCTCCATTCTTTCTAGTGCGTGCTTAGTAATATAAATCTTACCACGAACCATCTCTAACATATCATCTATTGAAATTTCTTCTCCAACCTTTAATTTATCTAAGTTAATCATAACCTTTATAAATCTCCTTTATTTTTAATTTTTATTTGTCTTATGATAAATCAATCACTCTAAATTAGAAAACTCAATCAAGGGCTAATAAATAACCTTATCAGTGTCTAAAGCATCCTCAATCGAGTTATGTAATTTAACTAAACAATCAGTACACATAATTACTGATAACTGTGAGTCACTATATGTTGCATCATACTTAATCTTAAATAAGTCATCTACTGTTGTCATCTTACCACACTCACAACAACACATCATCTTAAGTCCATTGTTAACCTTCTTAATCTTAATCATACTACTTTACCTCCAATGCTTCAATTTCTTTATTCATAAGTTTTTCTAAGTCCTTAATCTTCTTTTGCAAAGGTTTAATCTTCTTAGCATACTTTTCTTTAATCTTCTTAACTTGTGCCTTCTTAAGTTCCTTTGCTTTCTTTTCTTCTTCACGCTTAAGTTGTTCTTGCTTTTCTTGAGCAAGGATTTCATTAACCTCATTCTCATCTCTTAACTGATAAGCAGTATATACACATTTATCTCTACAGTCCCAAGTATCATAGATTACACCATCAACACAGGCAGTCCAATGATGTGCCATATTTAGAATGTATCTACCCTTAGGGAATTTCTTAGCAAAAGAATAACCATCCATTCTAGCAACTCCCTTTTGTGCAGGGAAACTAATCTTTTTCATCTTTAATACATTCTCACAATAAGCATCACAATTCTTTCTTTCATTGAATACCTTAGCACCAGTAACCTTCTTATATCTATTTAATTCTAATTGTACTTGGTGATAATCCATCTTAGTAACAAATGTGATTGCACGCTTAACACAGTCTCCAACTCTTTTTCCCTCAGGGTGTGCATTGTAAAAATTAAATCTTGTAATGTTTTCCATATTTTCTCCTCCGTGTAGTTATCATATCTACATTATCTATTATAAGCCTTTTTCAAGAAAATGCAATAACTTTTTTATCAATTTAGACAGATTTTTGTAGATGTCTAGTTTGAATTTTAAATAGAAAACGCTTTCTATGAAAAAAGTGTGGTAAGAATTGAGCATTTACTGGTGTATATTATAGTGAAATTTTCTTTTTTATGAATTTTTCTTTTCAATAGATAGTATCTATTTTGTATACCTTATTTATAAATTATTTATATTGTATATTATAATGATAAGGCTAAATTATAGTAGTTGATATGAAAATGCTTTATTAAAAATTTTATTGACATATTTAATTTTAGGAATTATAATTGATATAGGTGGTGATTATTATGAAAACAAGCCAAATAATTAAATTAAGGGAAAAATTGGATATTAAATCAATCAGTGAGTATAGAACTGCCTATAATGAATTAGTTTCTAGATTGGGTGGAAACGAGATTGATGAAGAAACTTATTTACAACAACTAGAGCAACTATATAATGAGGTGACCAATTTAAGTCCTACTAATAATAAGTTATTAAATAGGATTAAGCAATCTATTAAGGATATAGTTGGTGATGATTTTGATGATGATGAGTTATTTTCAAATGAGATAGTCTATGATAATAACTCAAGTAAAAAACTATATGATTTACTACAATCTTATATTCCACAAGAGTTAACTGAAGATTTTTTATTAAACAAAAATAAAATCAAACAGCATTTTAATAAGCATTGCTTAGGTACTGTAGATAAGAAATCTAACAACTATACAGTGTACTATGATTTTACTGATATTCAACAATATCTTAATTATGAAAAAGAGTTGCAAAATTCAATAGGTGGAAGTAATACTATTAGAATACAAAGTCTTAATGATGAAGAGTTAGTAGTTAAAGCATTTAACAAATTATTTGAGGGAGATTGTTTTCTAGTATTTACTACAATGTGTGAACTACATAATGTTAGTGGTGATGTTATTTTATGTATACATTCTTATGCTAATGATGTAACTACAAATTACACCAAAGGTAACTCATTAGATTTATGGGTATTAACTGCTAATATGAAAACAATCACCTTATATCCTATTAGTGCTAAGTATTTAGAAAATAAGATAAAGAATATTTTTACTCATTATCATACTCCACCAGTACCAATGCAAATAACAAATAAACGTGGAAATAGTAAAATATTAACAAGTTCCTTAAGAAAGGGGAAAAGAAAGGGAATGAAGAAAACTAAGGTAAGTAAACCAACTAATGCTGATGTAAAGGCAAACATTAACTCATTTAATACTATGATGGGTACTGGTTCATTTGGGGAGTCCAAGGGAAAAAATAATTGTATATTAAAGATGCCAAGAGATGACTTTAATAGTGCCTTTACTTTTGAAGGTGATGAAGAGCCTGATGTTTCGTGGTTAACTACTCGATACAATGTTGAGATAAATACAACTGACAATAAGGCTTCAATTAGTGGTACTGAAGAAGACATTGATAAGTTATATAATGATTTCCATTTAGAAGATTTTGATTACATTGAGAGAAACTGTGGCTAAATTATAAGTGTAAGATACTTTCATAATAATTTTCATACATTTTCATAAAGAGTATTTTCCACCAGTTAAACGTTGACCAATACCAGATAGGGGTGGAGTCAAAAAGGAGAAAACGTATGAAGAAGTATAGACTACAGTACACAATCAATGGTAGAGATGGTAGAGTTAAATATTTTGCTACAAGAAATAAGGCTGAGTCTTATATGGGTAAAGTTCTATTAAGAACTGGCTTAGATGTAACTGATATTATTTTTAGAGATAACGACCATACTCAAGAGTTTTATTGTAATGATTACTCAAGATTTACCATTGATAGAATTAGTGCCTAGTCACACTAGGATTTAATCTACTTAATTTAAAGTAGGTTAAACCTATAAGAATGTAAGCGTTTTTAAATTGAAGGGACAAATTTAATAGTTGGGAGTTTAGATTATTAAAATGTCAAACAAGAAAATTATTCCTTTATATTCATTAAATGTGAAGGATTTTAATAGTATGGAAGATTATGAAACTAAATATAATGAGAATTGTGATTTAGTTGAGAATATAATTTTAGAAAAGAATATACCATTACATAAACCAATTTGTGCATTAACAAATAATATGAATTTATTTGAGGGATTATTAGGAACTATATTAAATTATTTTAGTGCCACACTATCTATAGACTTCATAGTATTTGATGATGGGTTTTGTGGGTTTATAAAAACGGATGGTAGTTGGATAAAACTAATAAGTGATATAGTAGTACTAAAGGACTATATTGATAATGAAAGGGGAATAGAATGAAAATTGTAAACAAGGACAAAGTAAAGAAAGAGAATTTAGAAGTCAAACCAAATGAACCTCTTGAAGAAGGAAATAGATATAGGAGAATGAATAGGACTCTATTTGGTAATAGAGACAATAAGATAAAAACATTTGCTATTATATCTCCTGAAAATCCATTAGGTTGGAAAGATACTGATGAAGAGGAATTTAAGAAAAAGTATTTGGCTTGGACAAAAGATAAATCTAAGTATAATAAGGAACAAATAGATGATGCAAAGGCTGAATTTTTAGCAAAGCAAATTGGAAGAACTGGAAGAGATACATTAAAGTATGGTGCTTTCTCATATGTACCTATTAAGGGTTCTTATGGTGATAGAGAAAAGAGTTTCTTTATATTCAATATTCCATTTGTTGATGCTAAAACAATTGCTAGAAATTATGGACAAGAGAGTTTCTTTTTTGGTATGGTAAAGAATGGTGAGATGCAAGTAGCATACTATGAAACAAAAGATGCTTGCAAGACCTACCATAGAGTAGAGATTAGTAACACTATAACAAATGAAAAGGATGCTCAAGATTTCTTCTCTAAGTATGGAGTTAAGTATAGAATTAACCTAAATTATTTTGGTGATGATGTTGTACCATTAGATAATGAATGGGGATTTGAAGAAGATTTAAAAGAACCATCCACATTTATGTCAAGAGCAAGAGCAAGAAGAAAAGTAAAAGAAAGCATTGATAAAGCATTAAAGGAAAATTAGTGTATAAGGGCTAAAAATAGATTAGCCCTTATTTTTATTGTATATTATTGTGTAGGCAAATGGTTGATTTTGGTGTACTAGAAGGCACCAAATTTGACTTTTTTGGTACTTTTAATAATTTATTGGCTAAATTATTATAGATAGAATAAAAATGCAAAGAAAGGGGAATTTTGCTTATGACAATGGAAGAATACATAGCAGAGATTAGGCTTGCCCTTACTGGAAATGTATTGGAGTTAGAGATTGATGATAAGACACTAGAACAAATTGTAAATAAATCATTAAGAGAAGTACAACGCTACATAGATAGTACAAAAGTTATCACAGTGCCTTTTGCTAGTTGCATTGACTTAACTGATTTCAATGTAAGTTCAGTTTCTAGGGTTTATAGAGTAAATGGTGTTGGTGATATTGGTTATGCAGGTGGTCAACAAATAGACCCTTTCTATGCTCAAGTATGGTTTGCATTTTCTAATGGTGGAAATATGTATAACCTAAATAACTTTGTGTCTAATTTTGGTGCTTGGAATACAATGTTACAAATAAGGAATACAGTAACAACGGACTTAACCTTTAGAGAAGATAAACAACAAAATAAGTTGTATATAAATGTTACTGATAAACCTACACTAATCACTATTGAGTATGTTCCAAAATTTTTAACTGTAGAAGATATTAAGAGTGATTATTGGATTGACATTATTGTTAGATTAAGCACTGCCTTAACAAAGGAAACCTTAGGTAGAATTAGAAGTAGATATACAAGTTCTAACTCTTTATGGCAACAAGATGGTGAAAGATTGCTAGAAGAAGCAAGAGAGGACTTAGCGACTCTTAGAGAGCAACTAAGAGTAAATTCACAATTAACTTATGTTTATGATTAAAAGGAGAACAGTATGAAAGTAAGATTAGATGAAACATTATTTAAGGCTAGAGCACAAGAGAACTTGGCTATGACAAATGATATAAACAAGTTAGAGCAAGTTGATGCTTTAGTTGAGTGCTTAGACCATTTTGTTGCAGATAGAAAATGGGTTGATGAGATTACAAGAGATGAGTTACTTACAATGGTAACACAGTCCCACGGAGACAAGGATGCTTTAGTAGAGAGTGTATTAGCAAAGTTTAATACACCTTGTATTGATGCTAAGAAGTTAAAGGAATGTAGAGAACGTAGACAAAATAAGGGATTAAAGGAAAGTATGAAGACTAGAAAGTCCCTAAAAGAAAGTGACAATAGTGACACCTTCACATTAGATACTTCAAATACACCTATTCTTGATTGTGGTTTATATTACTCTTTACTATATGATATTATGCCAAGTAAAGCAGACCAACCTGAAAGATTTAAAGAATTTGAAGAATGTGTAAAGGAATGTGCTCAACCAATCTTAGATGAGTTAGTTAGAAAGACACCTAACTTTGAGGTTGTAAGTGTTGGCACATACTATCACCCAAGATATTATAATTATGAAACTGATAGCCTAGAATTTACAGTTAAGTACACTGGAGATGAATTAGGTACAGTTATTGAAGAGTATTCTAACAATCAAGACTTTATTGACTTCCTAAAGAATTATAGTTCTTATGATGGATTTATTTCTTTCTATGCTGACAATAAAGATGAGTTTGTAACTCAAGATTATATTAAATCAGTTTCTCAAATTATCAAGTATAATGTTACACAAGAAGATTATGAGAGAGCAAATGAAGAGTTATACTATGATGTATGGGATTGTGGTTTCTATCCTGATGATGAGTATGATGAAGATGAGACTGATGAAAGTTTAAAGGAAAAGAAATATGACATCTATGTAAATGGTAAGTATGTTGCTTCTAGTGATAGACATAAACGTGCCAAGGATATTGAGGACAATATTAGAAAAGATGGCAAAATTAAGTATGCAGGAGAGAAAGCACTTAAGACTGCTGGAGTTGAGTTAGATGAACTTAATGTGGATGCCAAGGATAAACTCAAGGTAAAGCGTGCTAGAGAGAGCAAAGAAAATAAAAATCTATTTGCATATAGAATTTATATGAAAGATAGGGACAAAGACTTTGCAAGTGGAAAAGACTATAAAGATGCAAAGTCAATGCTACAAGATGCAAAGAAAGATTTTGAATTAGCAAACAACGAATTAAGAACAAATCCTAAATACCTAATTTGTATGCTATTTGATTTGGTAGATGGTGAATACTACCACTATAAAGACTTATACTCAGCAAAAGAAATTGAAGATGAAATTAAGTTAGAGGCAACTCCATCTAAGAAAGAATGTAAGTCACCTAAGATAGAAAGCAAGAAAGTAAAAGAAGATTTAGACCTTACAAAATTCTATTTAGATGTAGATGGTGAGAAACAAAAGTATTATGATTGGGGAGTAGAGTTTATATCCAATTATAAGAATAATAATATAGTAAAGGTTGAAGATGAAGATAAATATACTATTTGGTCAAAATGGAATAGACCTCTTAGTAAAATAACCTCACCTACTAATCAATATGCACCTATTTACTTTGATAGTGAAGAAGAAGTTAAACAATATATTGACAAGAAAGAAAGTTGTCAAACAAAGAAAAAAGGCAAGCAGTTAAAAGAAGGATTTTATGGACAAACACTAGATGATTTCTTAGATGATTGTATGGACTCTTCAGCAATAGACAAGATTTACATTTATGGCAATAATGATGTAGTATATGAGGGAACTATTGGTGGTATTCCTGAAGATATGAGAGAGACTGAGTTCTTAGAGTGCGATATGTATACAAATAGAAAATCAATTGTTACAGTAAATGTAGACTCTAGTGAAGAATATGGTGCAGGACTATATGAGTTCCTAAATGAGTTCTTAGATGATTGTAATTGTGAAGAAGTAGTTATCTATGATTTAGCCGAAGGAGAAGAAATCTTTAGTGGTTATAAAGAGGATATTCCTGAAGAATATCTTGAGTATGCCTTTGCTTCTTATGATGCCCCTGAGGAAATGTCAGTTAACCTAAATGACTATGAGGGTGAAGATGATTTTGATGAGAGTCTTAAAGAAGATAATAAGGCTTTAGATAAAGGTAAAATGATTACTAATAGTAAAGGTATTAGTTATTACCAAAAGGGTAATAAATACTATTCCAATACTGGTTGGTTAGAAAAAGAAATTACTAAAGATGAATTTGATAAAAATGTAGCACAAGCATTTAAAGAAGTAGATGAGAATGAGTCTTTAAATGAGTCAGTAGAAGATGATATGGAAAAATTATCACAAGTAGTAAGTGCTCGTAAGGATGGTGGAAAATATATCTTAAAGTTAAAATGGCAACCTACAAGAAAAAAGGCTCATAGTGACTATGTTGATTTAGGACAAGCACTTAAGAAAAAGTTTGGGGATGTAAATATTAAGTGTCAAAAGCAAGAATGGAGAGACAATAATAAGGAAACTCGTTACATACTTGAAGTTGAACTTAAAGATAAAGAAATCAAGGAAGATATTTCACCACTAGCAAAGAAGATGGGTGCTAAATTCTTACCACCAAAGGATTACGGTGTAAAGAAAAATAAACCTAGATATGTATATGAGATTTACTACTATGATACTGAGGATTGTACTGGAGACCCTATCTTTAGAAAGTTCTCATCTAGGAAGGCACAAGAAGAGTGGTATGAAAAGCATAAGGATGACCCTGATAAGTTTGATATGTATGCTTATCCTGATGCAAGTATTTATGAAAACCTAAATGAAAATAAGAATTACAATACTTTATTACAAAAAGGCTATGATGCATTAGATAATGCTAATATTTCTAAGTACAATGTAGATAAAGATACATTTGAGTTTAGTGATGAAAAAGATGCAACACAAGGTTATAAACAACTTAAAGGTGTATTTGGTAAGGATAAGGTAACAAGAGTAGATACATTTAGAATTAAAGTTGAATTAGATGAAAATCTAAAAGAAGTCTATAATACTGAAGATAGAATTAAAGAACTTAAGAAAATTAAAAAGACTAGAGCATTAACTGATGATGAAGCAGAAGAACTTGCTTATTGCGAGAATGAAGTTGATAGTAGAAATGCTGAGACTAGACACTTAAATGGCGAAAGTATAAAAGAAAGCACTATTCCAGTAAAAGACTTATTGATTAAGACTGATAACAAGTATGGTATTACCTTAGACCACGCTATTGATGACCTTAAAAGAGACAAAGGATATAATGACTCTTTACTTGGAGACAATTATGCTATCAATTTACTAATGAGAAGATTTGGTCTTGAGTTTAGAGATGTCATTAGAGTACTTAATTACAAGTTCGATGGTAAAGTGTTAGATGAGGGTTGTGGTCGTAAAAAGATTGGCAAACGTGCTAAGTAACTTTTATTGTATATTACACTAGAGAGGAAATAAACTTATGGGAAAATATAAGAAGAATAATAAGCAATTAAATACCCTAGGTAAGAGAGACAAACTTACTGAGGCACCTGATGATTTAGGTTTCCTAACTGATGATGAGATAGAAGAGCAAGAGAGACAAGAATTTGAAAAGAGACTTGCTCAAAGAAAAGCACAAAGAGATACTGCAAAGTCACAAGAGTTAGATAGAATAGAACAAGAGAAACAAAAGGAACAAGCAAGAAAAGAAGCCGAAGCAAAGGGCAAGGAACTTTATGCAAAAGTAAAGGACCTTCCCTTTGAGGAATGGTTTGATATTCTAGTTCCACAAAGTGGTAAAGCACCTACAGTTGCTGGTGAAATTGTAAGAGCAGTAAATAGAATTGCATATCGTTATTGGAATGATAGTGACAAGTTCTATGATGGTTATGGTAGAGAGACTTGTGGTAGCACTGCAGCATACCTATATGAGATGGAACCTTTTACTGATTTACTAATCAAAATGGTAGATATGAATGATGATACATATGAACAAGCAACAAATCAGTTATGCGATATTGCAAAAGATTACCTAGAAGAAAATCCTGAATTGTTTGGAACAATCAATGAACACGATAGTCGTAGTACTAAGGAATATGACATAGATGCAATAAGTGAGTTTGATGAACCACACGATTTTGAGTACACAGTTCATCTTGAGGACTATGTTAATGATAGTTTAGATATTTGCTTAGCAGACTTTGTTAAGAATGGTGATGTTGACTCATTTGAAATCGTGGATAGATTAGAAGAAGATGCTAATGCTGAATGTAATACCTATAATGAAATTCATTGTGATAGACCTTGGTCACACGGTGATACTGAGTACACATTTGTTGAATTAACGAAAGAGCAATATGAGACACTTCGTAACGTTATGGATAGAAGTTATTACTTTGATAGTTACATTCAAGAACTATATAATGAATATGGTGACCCTAATGCTGAAGAAGAGAACGAAGAAGATGATGAGTACGAGGATGAGGAAGAAAGTCTTAAGGAAGCAATTAAACTTGAGAACTACTTACAACCACTTGTAGATGGTTTAGAGACTTATAAAGAACAAGTAGTAAAGTATGGTAAGGCTTTAGCAAATGGTAGAGTACCAAGACCTAATTATAAGGACTTTGTAACACGCTTTATTTGGGATATATATTGGATGTTTAAGAGAGGCAATGTATTTAGATTACCTGAAGATGATGATAGTTTCAATGATAAGCACGTTGACTCATTACTAAAGCAAGCATTTAAACTTGCAAAGATTTCTACAAATGAGAAAGATTATAAAGAAGATAATCTTAAAGAGGCTTACATTGTTGGTGACCCAAAAGTATTGGAAATTATTAGGTCAGACAAGGAGTATGGTAAGGGTGGTCATAATACAAGGTATACACCAGATTTCTCAAGTATCCCAAATGGTACAAAGATTGTTTTTAATGATATAAATCGTTGGTACCCAGAGGATAAAATTGTTTTTACAAAAGTAGGGGAGGACAACTGGGAAGAGACTGATTACTACAAAGGTGGTCATCGTTCATTAACTATTTCAAATCACATTCTTGTACACAAGGTTGATGAATTAGACAGTGGTTGCTACGAGTCATTAAAGGAAGATACTGTTAAGCAAGGTAATAAGTGGGTAAACAAAGGAAACACAGGAAAGACCCACGGAGAATTTAAGACTAAGAAACAAGCCGATGCACAAAGAAAGGCTATGTTTGTTAATAAAAAGAAAAATTCCAACTGGGGAAAATAATAAGTAAAGGAGAATATAAATGAGTTATTTAGATGAAGCATTTAAGGATTTACACGAATTAGAAGATGGTGTAGATTTACAAGATGAACAAGAAGTAAAAGATGCTATCGCATTTATGAATGGTGATAAAGATAACTTAGCACAATTAGAGTTAATTGTTGATGCCGATGCTGATAGTGAGGAAGATATTAAGGATACTTATGTAGGTGAGTTACTATTATATTGTCCTGTGTGCCATACAATCCACTATGAAAAAGAAGAGAACATTGTTTTTGATGAGGAAAATGATGAGATTGTAAATGTAGGTGATGCTTGTCCACACTGTAAGCAAGAAAATGGTTATGAGATTGTAGGTAAGGTAGAGGAATATGATGCTACTGAAGATGAACCTAAAGATGAACCTAAAGATGAAACGGAACCTACTGAGGATGATGATGTCCCACTAGAATTAGATGATATTGAAGATTTTGAAGATGAAGAAACAACTAAGAAGGTTGAAGAAAGTTTCAAGATTAGAAAGAGATTAAAGGAACATTTTGAGGAAGACAATCTTGAGGAACTTGCTAGATTTACTGGTGAAAGATTACACACTAGAGAAAGAGTAAGAGAAACTAAGAAGGTTGAACCAAAGAAGGTTGAACCTAAGAAATCTCTAAAGGAAAGCAAGGAACCTAAGAAGGCACTAAAAGAAAGTGCTGAACAAATTTACATTTATCAATTACCAAAAGAGGCTAATGTAAACTACATTAGACAAAATATTGGCTTAACTAGTGCTAATTCAATTAAATTAGTTGGTAAGGTTAATAGAAAAGGCGACCAACCTGGAGACATTTTAATTAGTGGTACAAAAGAGGACTTAGCGAAATTTGTAGATGACTACTTTGATTTACAATTATTGGATGATTATTTGTATGAGGAAGATGAATTTGATACAGATTTAATTACACCACTAAAGGTAAAAGAAAGTAAGTTAGTTGAGAAACCAGTATATGGACTAGAGCCTAGATACGATAGTAGAAAGTCTTTCTATGGCAAGGCACAAGTAGATACTGGAGATAAGGGAGATAAGAACAAGTTATACTCTTATGACACCTTAGTTGCTGAGATTAAGGATGGTAAGCCAGTTGTTTATGGAACTTACTCTCAAACAACTTTAAGACACATTAAGGAATGGTTAAAGCAGTTAGGATTTAAGGCTGAAAACTCTAAGCAAATTTTAGCCGATTATGGTGATAAGAAAGAGTCTTGTAAGGAAGCAAAGTCAACAAATGAAAGCCTAGAACAATATCATTATGCAAGAGTATTAAAGAAATTAGCAGGTAGAACTATTACTGAGCACGACTTAGATGCTTGTGCTAAAGAACTAGGTATGGATGGTTATAGATTATGGAATGTTCTAAAGGCATTAGTAGATGATATGTATATCACTAATGGTGAAAAATATGGTGAAGAATATTTCAAGATACCAGAAAATGCTTATGATGAATTACCAAGTGAGTTAAAAGAAAATCTAAAAGAAGCAAAAGAAACTAAGTTATCTAAGGTAGCACAATTCTTAAAGGATGCCTATGAAGATTTAAAGGATGGGTCTCCTGCAACACATTACTATGACTTAGGATTAGACAGTGGGTTACACTTAGTTGTAGGTGGCTATGTTGATTATGGTGAGATTTGTGTAAAGATTGCATATAACTGTGATGACCTACAATGTGACTATGAATATGACTGGTATATGCCAACTTATAAGAATGGTGAAGGTGCATTTGTTGAAGATGCAATTGATGAGAACACTGACTGGAATAAGGAAGCACAATACCTAGTTAAAGAAGCAGTAGCAATGGACAAGGAAATTGCTAAGGGCGAGATAGTTTGTGAGTCTTGTGGTAAAGGCAAGAAAAGAACTAAGAAAAATGTAAAAGAAGCAAAAGAAGGTGCATCACAAGAAGTAGATAGTGATGGTAACCAACTAACACCAGAACAAGTATCATTCTTTAAGAATAGTAAAGTAAGAGATGAAAATGGTAACTTGTTAGTTTGCTATCACGGAACTAATGCTAACTTTACTAAATTTGATAAATCTAAGATTAAGCATTGGAATTGGTATGGAAAAGGATTTTACTTTACCACAAGTAAAGAAGAAGCAAGTGACCGTGGAGGAAATATGCTTGCTTGTTATCTAAATATAACTAATCCATTCTATGCTGATAGTTCATTTACTAATAAGGAAGAATATTATAATAGGTGTGATAAACTATATGAATTAGTTGGAGTTACTAAAGAAGATATAGACAAGCAAGATGATGAATATAAGTACACTGGTGACCCTTACTATAAGTTACTTATGTACCTAGAGAATACTAAGTCAACTAAAGACATTAACGACTATTTAAAAGAATTAGGTTATGATGGTGTTATTGGTCCTAATCCTGAGGATGAAAGCCTATTAGAATTTGCTATACTTGAGTCTAATCAAGCAAAGTCAATAGACAACAAAAACCCTAGTACTAAGGATGACATAAATGAGAAATTAAAAGAAGGCTACTATGACTATATGGATAAAGATTATGCACATATATTAGACAGTGATGTTGATGTATATGATGTCAATGCTTATATCTTAAAGGATAGTAATAATAAGTTTAAAGCACATTATACTGATGAATATGCAATTATAGTAGCACCTAATGGAAAAGGTTGTGTAGTTGACTACGAAGCAGTAGGTCAAGACTTTGATAGTGTAGATAGTAAGATTGATTTTGGTGCAGTAGAAAATAAAGATGGTGAATATACTGATGAAAAGGGAAATAAGTATAAAACTTTCAGTATCATTGCTACTCATAGATTAACTACAACTCCAAAAGAGATTATGGAAAATGCCCCTAAGAAGACTATGAAGTACAAGGACTTCTTTAAGAAGTATAAGTACAATGATAGATGTGCAAGCAACTTTAGAGAATTAGTTTCTTATTTACAGTCTAATGGTGCTTTCAAAGGCGAAAAGGTAACTGAAAGTAAGAAAAGATTAAATGAAGAAGTACAAGATGAAGCCTATGAAATCGCTGAGTACATTTATGACCACATTAAAGATAGAGACACTATTACAAGAGATGAATATGAAGAGCAATTTGCTCTTGCTTGTAGAGAACTTTATGGCATAGATAATGTTTGGGAAATCGAACAAGATGGTAATATTGAGATAAATGGTAAAACATTTGATGCAAATGATTTAGTTGAAGGCGATGTCAGAGGTATTCTAGCATATAATGGTTATACTACTATTTATGAAGGTGAATACGAAGGTGGCTTAACTACTAAAGAAATTGAAGAGAACTTAAATGAAGATAGCGAAAGAGATAATTTAAGAGCAAATATCAAAGCACAAAATCACGCTAAGAGACAACCAAGTTTAAAGTTAGTCAAGAAAGACCAAGCACCTAAGAAAGATGCTCATAAGAATGATGCTTGTAAGGATGAAGAGTGCAAGACAAAGGAACTAGATGAGTCTTTAACTGTTACTTGTGATTTCTCTGATTATAAACCTTGGAGTGGTGCAATAGATACCTACAATAGAATTGAAGAAGAAGACAAGTTAGATGACCTAGAAAACCTATTAGAAGATTGCTATCCTGAAGGTATTTCTATGGTTGAAATTAACGATATTCTTTGGTTTGATAGTGATTGGGTATTTGAAGAGTTAGGAATTACTGATGGTGATGATGAAGAAGATGAGGATGAAGAAGACTTTGATGAGTCACTATTTGAAAGCCTAGTAGATAGATATTGTCAAAGAGTATATGACAATGTAAGAGACTTTAAGACAACTTCTTGTTTTAAGAAAGAGAAGAACTTTGTAGTTGAAGGTATCTTACATTATACAAATGGCAAGAAAGCAAAGACTACATTTACTTTCAAGGAAGCAAAGGCTCCAAATGGAAAGAGAAAATTTGTAGGATTAAATGAGACATTCTCTAAGGATAATAAGGCATTTACATTACTTGTTTCAACTGGTGATAAGAAATTATTATCCGAAAGTTTATCCTATAAGTATAATGTTGAGTACAAGGGTGAACAAAAGGAAATTAAGGGAAAGATTGTAACACCTAAGCACTAATTAAAGAAAGTGAGGTGTAATCTATGGATGATAAATACATAACATCAAGAGATAGTTATGGAATATTGATTAACCCTGATGCCTTACTACATAGAAAGTGGTTTAAAGAGTTTGTTAGATTACAAGGAATAAATGTACTATACAAATATCCTTTAAAGAACGCTACCTATAATCAAGTGGGAGAATTTGTTGCTGATTACAGTTCTCCCCAACTTGTTGGGTGTATGTTTGAAGAGCATCCAACTCAAAGAACTACTAAAAGACTTAATTGGGTACACGAACTATCCGAGGAAGCCTCAATAATACATTTACCTTATGATACTGAAAATCTACAAGAGGGTGCATTGGTAATTGTTCCAAGTGCTTTTGATAAGACACAAGGTAGAGTATTTAGGATTACTAAAATGAGTAGTGTGTCTATGATTTATCCGTGGGCTATTTCTTGTGAGATTGTCCCTGAGTTAAAGAACAACTTTGATAAATCACAATTAAGCCACAAGAAAGATACATTTAACCTATTAAATGAGGAGGAGGATGAGTAGACTATGAAAATTAGATTACTTGAAGATGATTTACAAAAGCCTGCAAATACTTCTCAAAGTAGTAATGGTACAACACCTAATGAATTGGGAGTTGATAGTTGGGACACTCCAAGTGGATTAGAGAAACCACAAACATTAAAGGATTGGGATAAAAGAATATTAGATGCAGGACCAAGCGAATATTTAGATGTTGTGCAAGATTGGTTAAACACTTATGTTGAAGATAATAGAATGGCAAACTCTAATATGCCAACATTAAAGTTAATTCATAATTGGATTACTGCATATAAGACTGTGGATGAAGATAGAAATCCATTTATAAGTACACTACTTTATATCACTAATGCACTTAAGATTAAACCTACTTATGATGATTTAGTATCTATAAATAATGGTTATGCTGATGGAAATTTAACTGATAAAGATTTAGGTGGTGGGACTAGGACACTTATCTTACGGTGTAAAGACCTATATGGTAAGAATGGAAATGACCAAGAAGATTACATATACTACTATAAGTTATTAGGCTCAAAAGAGTTTATGAATACATTGGAAAAATTAAAATCAAATAAGATATTTAATAACTATAATTTTGGTGACCCTTTTTTTAGCCAAGTATTTGAGACTGGTGATGAAAGGAAAGTAAAAGTACAAGTTGATAATCAACTATACCGTTATGAAAGAAAGAAGTTAGATTTAGACTATTGGTTACAAAATCCACAAATGTTTAGAGATGCAATTATCTTTGAAGGTAATGCTAAAAATATAGATAGTGCAGACTATGTAGAAAACTTAAAATTACGACCACTAGATGATATTAGAGCCTACCTAGATAAATTGAAAAAACTAGGTACTGAATTTAAGTCAAGGGGTAAACCACAACAAGTAAGTAAACAAGACTTACAAGACTTAGGACAACTAATGAGAGATAAGGGATTGAGCAAGAGTGATTTAGACTTAGTGAGCAAGGCATATCCAACTGCTCGTGATATGGGTATATTTGATGGAGTTTAGACTATCATTACCAGTTCAATCTAATTTTTTCTTTGGTTATGTTCCTAATGTATTGAAAGCAAGATTTAGGAGAGAAAGGTCTAGGGGTAAATTTATTCAAATCGAAAATTACCTAGACAAAATAAATTTAGGGTATAATATAATAGATATATTAGATACATTGGTAGATACAATGTCAACTGTTATTGAAGGTAGATATGTGTTATATAGAGTAGGAGATAATAGACCGTTTAAAGATACTAAATATACACTAAATCAATTACTTAACTTAATTGAGTATGGTAATTTAGAGGTTCGTGGTGCTAGAATTATTCAACGTATCTTTAATGAGTTATCCTTTAATGAAAGAAGATATTATTCAATGTATTTAGCAAATAAGGGGGTATTCTAATGTCAGTTAGGTTATATGATGATGCCCTAGTGAAAAAGATTAAGAATTGGGTTAAGGATGAAAATGTTAGAATACTATCCCCTGATGAAACACTAGAGTTATTTCAAAAAATAGCAAATGATAAGAATGATGAACCAATTTCATTACCAATTATATCTTTAACAAGGTCAAGAGAGGTTGACCTTGACCACCCACATAAAAAGATGATGACTTTTGATGGTATGATGTTAGATGCAACCGTTGATAAGTCTTTACAGATAGATGCAATACCTATGACCTTGAATTATCAGTTAGATATATACACAAGGTATAAGTATGAAGCCGATGAATATATGAGAAACTTTGTATTTAATCTAGTTAATCATCCTAAGGTAAAAGTTGTGTTACCTTATAATGATATAAACTACACACACTATTCTAATATAAGATTGATACCTACAGTAGAAGATAATTCCGATGTGCCAAATAGACTAGTGAGTGACCAGTTTACAAGGTGGACAATTAGTTTTACTATAGATGATGCTTATTTATTCTCATTACCTTATAAGTCAAATGTACAAATAGTTGGATTTGATGTAGAGTGTGAAGAAAATTAGGCTAAATTATAAATAGATAGATATTAAAGTAAAGGAGAATTTTATGGCAAAGATTACTATAAGAGAAGTGGATAATACACTACCTGGCTTAGTCGACTTTGATAATGTGGTGGTATTTATCCCTGGAAATACAAAAACTAGTGGATTTAAAGATTTTGATACACCATTATTATTCACTTCATTAGATGATTTTACAAAGAAAATTGGTGATACACCAGTAGAGTATAGTGATGTAAATAATTATAAAACAACTTATGCACCATACCTAAATAGTACTAAAGATAAGTTATATGATGCTGGATATTTGATGGCAAGATTAGTATTATCTAAGGGTATGCAAGTATTATATCAAGTACCAAGTAAAATCGTTTCAGGAACTAAGGTTGCAATAACTACATTTGCAGATATGCTTACTGCATTAGGAGTAGATACATTCTATGCACCATTGACTGATAAGGGACTATACAATCCTACATTCCTTACTATAGGTGGTTATTTCTCAGTTGATACCATAAATAAGCAACCAGCACCGTTACCTAGTGCAATTACACAAATTAAGACAATTGCAGAAACTCGTGGTGACTGCTTAGCATTATTTGACCACGTTTGGAATGTAGATACAAAAGATATATTAACAATTGCACTTAGAGTAACTACAAAATATGGTGCAATGTTCAGTCCTTGGTGTGCTTACAATATTAACAATATTGATATTACTCTACCAGCATCAGTTGCTTACTTAGAAGCAGTAGCAAGTGGAATTGTAAACAATCCAATTTGGTATGCAATGGCTGGATTACAAAGAGGATTAGTAAGTGGTGCTCCAATCGTTATTTATGGTGAAGAGTTTGCAAACACATTAACTACTAAGACTGGTGCTAGTGTAAACCCAATTGCATATGTTAATGGTGCAGTAACAATTTGGGGAAATAGAACACTATTTAATAATGAAGGTAGTTTAAAGGCAAGTTCA